TTCATCACTTGGTCCTCCATATTCTGAATCCACCCTCGCAAAAGCGAGAGGAGAACTTTTTCCCATTGTTTTTTCCATGGTGAATCGCCAGGCACATTGCGTTGGCTCTTGTCGTTACAACACGATCTTTCGGAACAGCCACGAAAAACGATTCTCCGACCGCCATTTCGTCAAACGGGTATTTCAGCTTGTATTTCCGATTTGCTTTTCCGATCGGTACGTCTTTTTCTATTTTCACTTTCTTTGATGTCATGATACTGGTTTTTTGTTATTATTCTGAATCTTCCTCTACGGTGACGCCTACCTTTTTTGCCGCGCTTACGATCTCCTCGAAATTGTATCCGGCTTTTTCTATTTCAGCTCTCACTTCTTCGTTTTTCTTGGTTATGTTTTCTCCGTTGGCATATCGAGCAACAACCCTTGACCACTTGCTCACCTGAGACTTAACTGAGTCTGAGTAATCTCTCGGCTGCTCAAATCCGTAAAGCAGGGTGAGGTAGTTGGAGTACTCTATCCCGAAATTCTTTTTAAACCTTCCGTCCTCGAGCATTATGAGAGGCTCAAGGGGAGGCTGTATCCCCGTCTCGTAGTAGCGGGTCATTACCCTCAGATCCTGCGTGTATTCAGCCTCGAGCTCTGCCGTTGGGCTAAACTCAAATCCCTGCATTCTAAGATCATCCTTGCAGATGTACACGATTTCCCCCGGGACAGACAGCCCCTTCATGTAGTGGAAAAGCTGCATCCGGTGGTGTTTTATTGGCTTTTCAGTCTTCTCCATAGCGTCCATCACGAACGATGAACAGGACTTGATTTCGAGAACCTTTGTTCTCAGTTTGACGTCTCCGTACTTCTCGTAAAGCTTTTCGGCGATGTACAGAGACGCCGCTTGTATTGATGGCGGCAGGTAGCTTGATGAGATGTCGTGCTTGGCTCTCTCTATATCGATGCTGCCACCGGCAAGGAAGTCGAGCCTGCCCGAGCATTTGATCAGACCCGGGTACTCATTGACTATCCTCTCTTGGGTGTTTTGGATCAGCCCCGCCCTTTCGAGCACGAATCTGACCACCCACTCTACGAGATTACCTGCCTCAAATTTCCTGAGGCTTCTCATGTTGGGTGGATTTGTTGGCGCGACAGCCTTCATCTTCAGATACCGGTCTACGAACGGTAACCCGATTTCAGATGCATAGCAGTAATCTCTTGGCTCAAGAGTTTTGTTTGGCGAGTATACGCACTCGTTCCAAAGGTGTGTAAAATTCCAAGGTGTATTCATTTTCGTTGAATGTTAAAAAATGTTTGTTTGATTTCGTTTGGCATCCCCTTCACAAGTTTTCCGGACGGCACGTATCCACTTCCTGCCATCCCTATGAACTTCACGGATTTGCCGATTATTGCATAAATCTCTCGTGAGTATTTCACAATTTCGTACCCGTCTTTAGTTTTGTAGATTCTTGTGTTGGAATTAGTATTTTTTGTGGAATTCATTGTCCCGCATATTAATTAGATGCTAATTAGCACCTGTTAGCAGCTCTGATATGGCTTCTTCGAGGTCTTTTTCTTCGTTGTCGGTCAGTAGCTTCTTGAATAGCCATGAGCCAACGAGCCACGCTCTGTTGTCGGCGTTCCAGACATTGCCGCACACGTTACATTCCCTCAGCGGGCGGTTTGTTTTTAATCCTACATCCAGCAAGGACATGCACCCGCAGGGCGACGACACGACGTCCCTTACCGTGTATATCTTACCCTTAATCACGACTCCCTGGGAGTGTGTTTGTATGCAAATTACTTCGTCTCCTGGTTTAAACATTTGAATCTGTTATTAAGTTGAGAATTGATTGGTACAGGTCAAGATCCTGCTCGAGCGCCTCTACGAAATCGACCTCAAAACACTTATCGATTAGTGCCTCGCTCGTTTCGATTCGACCCTTCGTGTCGGCTATGTCTTTTGACAGCCACATGATCTTTCTTTGAATGTTTTTTATTACTAATTGCTTTTCCATCATGTGATTAGTTTTGAATAAATTCGATTGAGTATTCCCGTCCGGCTGACGTTAAGTCTTCTTCAAATTCGCCTTTATCGAAGTAGGTTATCGATCCGAGGATTTCTCCCCCGATGTCTGAAAGGGTTACAAAGTAGTAGCCGTCCTTCCTATCATCTCTTCCTGTCCAGAAAATGTGCTGAATTTCTACAGGCAGGTTATCACATAGCCTCCTGAATTCTTGGTTGTGGTATGCTGTTTTCATAGTTTGTTTTTGCAAATGTATTAATTACTGAAATAATGTCAATATTGATTTGCATGCGGCTTGGATGTCGATGTATGTCATTTGGCTAATCGTTTAAGATCAACATTAAACTGCCGGATTGCATTCTCCCTGAGTTGGTCAGAGATACGATTCTCAAGTGACTGACTTCTGATGTAGCAGCACCATTCGTTGAATGATGTCATGGGCTTGTCAGGCTGTGCGGTGTGGTGGATGTTCATGATTCTATAAGATGAAATGTTAAGTGATCCACGTCCTGACTGAAGTCATGCGAGTACATATCGCGGTACATTTTGAACAGCCCTGACTTCAGGACTGCGATCTGTCCTCTGAGTTGTGACATACGGAGTTCATCCTTCAGCCGTGCGCCGATGTTACCGTACCACATCACGTTGTTTGGATCGGTGTAGTTTTTCTGAAATGCGATCAAGTTGTTAAGGTGTTCGATTCTGTGGCGCAACCTGTTGAGAATCGCGATCTGTTTTTCATGCGCTTCGATGGCGCGGGAGATGTCTGTCTGTGTCATGTGTATAGTTTTTAACCGCCAAACCCCGCCGTTGTTTCAGGGCGGGGCTGGTGGAGGTGAGTATTATTGGTTGCCTACTACTTTTGCCGCCGCCAATTTTGCGTACTGTCTTTTTTGCGTTTCTGTGCCGGCGATTTGCGGCTGAGGCAATTCGATCTCTCTTTGGTTGTCGATGTCGTAGATCGCTTTCTGCCCATTCATGATCCCGAACTCAGCGGCATCAACAAGGCTGTCGAATCTGACCGACAAGTCAAGATATAGACATCCATTGTTCCACCATCCTCCGATCGATACGTTTTCACGTTCAGCCATCAGCCCTTTCTCTGCCACGAAGTCGATAACATATGCCGCGACCGATCTCTCGAGCACCTCTTGTGTCATTTTGTGGTCACCGTAGAAGACCTTGCGCTCGTGTCCGGCCATCGAGGCCATGATGCCGGAGGTGATTTCTCCCTGAGTCAGGGAGTAGGAAGCCCCGCTGCCCGCAGCAAGGGTTCTTGAGAATTGCTTTAAATTCATCTTGTGTGTTGTTTGTGCAAATATATGCGGTTAATATTACTATGCAAACTTTTTTTTAATTATTTCCGTAAATGCTTGCCTCTTCTTCGATGCTCATTACGGTCACTCCTGATCTGTTCAGGGTGTATATCAGGGCGCTAAGTTCTTCCGTGCTGATGTTGATGTCAACACTGAGCGTCACCCTTACTTCTTGTTCAATTGGTGTTGCCATTTTTTTATTTGTTTGAGTTAAAAAATGCTTTTACTTTATCCGTGTACGTTATCTCTTTGAACGGATCACCTTCAAGGTCGAATCCGTAAAGATGCATGACGTTGCAAATGTCTGCATCGGTTCTTTCCGTGTGCATTACTGCTTGCTTTGCGGCTATGTAATTTATGTGGCTGAAAATACTGAGCGCTATCCATGCGGTCAGAATAATTGTGAAAATTGCTTTCATGTTGTTGTTGATTAGTTGTTTTATTGGGCGCATAAACCCCAAGTTTCAATTGACTTTACGTTTGATCGAGTGACGCCTAGTTCGCGGCAAATGAAGCGAGCTATCGCCTTCTTATTGCTTTGTAGGGTCATGTCGCAGGGGTACTTTACGCCCGCCCCCTGAATGAGGTCTGCGGGACTCATCCCTAGTACGCGAGCGCAGAACTTGACGTCCTGTCCAAGGTAGAAGTTTCTGCCGTAGGCATTGAGTGTCCAATCGTGTGAGAAGCCGTAGCCTCCTGTCGTTACTGAAATTGTCATTGTATTAAGATTTAAATTGTTTCTAAAGTAAAGGGAGGTCAACCGTTGCCGACCCTCCCTTCGTTGCATTTCAAGCCCTGCTATGCAGGAGAACAGGAGCGGGAATCGAACCCGCCTTGCTCCAAGTCCTGTTATTTTACTTCGTCGGCGTAGTCCTCGTACTCAAGGAAGTACGCCTCGTCGAATTGATACCTCTCACCCTCGAAGTTGTCATTGTACACCAATGAATCGATTACGGTGATTGATGGGTAGTTGACCTGCCTGTGTCGGTATGGTATGCACTCCTGTGTAAGCAGAGCGCATAGCATTCTACCCATCAACTCAGCCCACCTGCCATCCTGATACTCGGATGAGTGTGCGACCCGCACCACGGCTGTAGGCTCGACGTTTGACTCGTACTCGCCATTGCGGAGTTGAACCTGCACTGACTCGTTGGTGCTTCCGAATGCGTTGTTAATGAAACGAGCGAGATGCTCGTAGTTGAATGGGTTATTGTTTAATCCGATGTTGAAAGTTGTGTACTTCATTGGTTTATTGAATTACTTGTTAAAGAACATTGTGTTGAATGCTGATTTGATGCGCTCTTCTTGTTGGAAGTAGTCCTCATCAACTTGATGAAAGCCCTTGCGCTTCATGACCGCGAGGAAGTTGGCCTCGTGCCTGTCATCGTTGATTGTCACTTCCATGGGGAAGGAATAGCCGCCTGTCTTGCGGAAATAAAACGATTTTACTTTGTGTGTCATTTTATTAAGTTTTAGCGCAGCAGAGGGACTCGAACCCTCGCCGATGCCATTATCCTCGGATATATGGCATTGGATCACCTTGATTTGCTGCTGGCTTTTGTTGTTGTTATAATTGTCATTTGCGGCACATTTGCCTTTGCGAGCAGTCACGTTGTTAGTGTTAACTGCTCCCCACATTACTGCGGGATTTATATTGCGCTGTTGCGCTTTTTTACAGGCCATTGCGGTACTCTGCTTTTTACTCCCGTGCTATTTACACGGCTCAGGTAAGTTTTGCCTGTAACTCCTAAACTCGTTACTGACTGGCTGCCGAATGTTGTCGGCTATTTGCGGGCTTACTCCCGTCGCGTCGTTGCCTTCGCGCTCACCCTTTTTTCTGATCAGGAAAGGGAATCAAAACCTGTTGCTGTCTTTCAATTCTGACCGATATCCCATCGGGCATACTTGTGGGTGACTTGAGCACTCCATTGTTCCGTTGAACGGGGCAAAGATATGTATGAATGAAAGTATTAATGCAAATATGAATGAGGCTCTGAACATATAGTAAAACCAAGGTGTTCAGGACGTGGCTTTCTTGAAACCCGCGCCACACAAGGGCAAAACCACATTGCAAATTTTTTTTCAATTATTTTCATTTTCTGAGGAATGACGGGGCTTTCAGAGCGAAAAAAAAATCAAAAAAAGTTTGTTATTCCTTGGAATCCGCATAAACATTGACTATATTTGTCTCCGTTCTCATGAAAGCCTTGTCGGCAAAGGGATACAGCCGACGCGGGGTATCAGAAAAAATGGCCATTTGACTCTCATTGCTGCCTGACAATTGTAGTTGAAACAGGAGTCAAAAACAGGCCAAAAACGCGATGATTAACACACGATCTCTCAGTCACCTGATTAGCATATCATCCAGTCAGTTCAAGTGGTTTAAACGCAGCCTACGGCCATTCGCGGGCAATCAATCACACAATTGTCCTCCCAATACTCATACAAACAAGAGTTAACGAATAAAACCCTCACGCACGCACGCACATTGGCCTGCTCCCCTCTCTTGTTGCCCTAACAAAAAAATCCCAAACCCCAGTCCTGATGCGGGTTTCCTGAGTTTTTGACCGCTTTACGGCGCTCTCCATGATCTGCGGCAGCCATGCTTTTTCCCCTCCAAAACCGAACATAATTTGGATTCCTAACGTAAATCGCATCAATTGTAACTGATTGATTCTCAATAAAAGCATGACAGATTCTCCCGAGCGGAGACCATTTTATGGTTGGATTCCTGTTTGAGCATGATTTGCGTGCCTGTTGCCGAAGTGATGCCCGCCCGAGCCTCCAAGAACCTGACGGCTTTATTGCAGGCCGCAGGATGGACGATGCATCTGCCTGCTTGGTTTATCCTGTGCGCAGATGAACGATCGGTTTATTGTGCCCGCAGATGCCTGATCAGGGTTATTCCATTGGTCTGAGGTGTGCGGGCAATCTACATCAGCGCAAGGTGCAGGATCTCTCCTCGGCACGGGTGCATTCTATGCACGCACAGCATTACGACACTATGCACGCATAGCTTTATCTGCTATCCTCAATGAACTGACAGCTAGCTACTTATATCTACATGATTATCAGGGCTTTATGTGTTTCCATTCACATCGGTACTGTCTCTCCCCGACAGCTATCTGGCTGCAAATCAATTGGTTGGCAATATATTGATCGTCAGCACGTTGGCCTGACCCACCCCCTTTGCCAAGTCGACTTCGGAAGTTGCGGCGCCAGTGACGGTGTGGGGTAGACCCCCCGACCACAGACAGAAAGTAATTTTTCCAACCAGGGACAGAAAGTAATTTTTCCAACCACAGACAGGAGGTGTTTTTTCGAGCCAGGGGCAGAAAGTAATTTTTCGAACCAGGAACAGAGCGGTGATTTTTGTACCGGTATTCACGGTGTATGTTTTTCGGCGGTTGATTCGTTGACCCGTATTGGGTCGCTGGCCAAAAAAAATCAATTTTTTTTTGCAAACAATGGCATTTTGTGCTATGTTTGTCGAAAATAATTTTATGAACGGTAAGCCAAAGAAAAAGACTACCGAGGGAGCTAACCAGGGCATGTCTTGTAGCAAGGATGGTTGTGGCGCGGTAAAAACTAACTCAAGCGTTGGTACCAACCGTCAGAACGCTGCTGGGGCAAAAGGTTTATCTTCCCGCCCTCAGTACGGCTCGAAGGTAGTTACCCCTCGGCAGGCTGAGAAGAGGGCTCAGAAAATGGCAAAAATTAGGTCTTCGGCTCCGTCTGGCAAGTCAAACAGGGATAAATTTTAAAACATGAAGAAAGGAAACCCACAAAAGAAAGCGGAGAGGATCGACTCTCGGGCGTCAAAGAAAATGGACAAGGCCAAGTCTACATGGAATAAGGCAGAGGCCATGAGAAAGTCCCCCGTTGGATCCAACCGAACGTTTGCTCAGGAGGATTTCGGGAAAATGGCTCACCAGGTCAAGACCGAGAGGCTGTACGCAAAATCTGCAAGGCAGGCCGACAAGGCAAAAGAGTTGAAGACCCGGGCGGGGATCGTCAGAGCCGGGTCAAAGAAGTAAAGGCTTTTTTTCATAGTTGAATTAAGGATAGGTTTTGGTAGCAATGAAAAGCCCCTCAAACGTGAGGGGTTTTTTCATCCATATCCACCCCAATCGGGCGTACTTGTGCAGGTTTGTCATCCATAGCCAATAGTTATCGGCAAATAAATTTTACTTCCTATCCCTCTCCGAAATGAACCTTGCATCGCCTTGTAAATACTTTACTGCATCCCAAAGGTCATCTAATACTATTGTCCCAAGTGGTAGCAAATTACCTTTACCATCTTTTACACCTGACAAGTAAATTGCAAGGTCACTTAGCGATTTTGTGTTAATCATTTTTCTTTCTTGAACTGGTTGTTTGTCTTCCATAATCCGTAAAATTTATCAGCCTATAACATACGCTATACAAAAGTGGGGCTGTGTGCCAAATCTGTATAGTTGTGCATCTAATTTGCTTTTGTGCGGTAAGCAAGGGTTATGCATCTTATTCCCCACCTTCGTATAGCGTTTTGCCGTTAGCTTCAATTGCCTGCCAACGCACGTTTATCCGTTAAAAATTTCATTAATAAATAAACACCATCATTTACGCCTGACCAATAGAAATCTTTATCTAAAGTCGGGTTTGCTTTGTGCCATTCATTTATAAAATCGTCAACAAGTTTTTTAGCTTCTTCATGGTTAGGTAACTTATTATGTTCTTCAATAATTGCTGCCGTTAATTCACGAGCTTTACCAAGTGAAATATTTTCATTGTGAACGTGTCCCCAAACATCTTGAATAATCCAACAAGCAGGTAAATGTTTGTGATAAATCGGATTTAAAACTTGTCCCGATTTTTGGCGTTCCATTAATTCTTCTACGGTAATTTCTTTATCAAACCCGTATTTTTCGTGTAATTCTTCTACTGTCATTTGTTTATTTATTAATTGTTAATATTCATTCTAAAGCCAACGCAATGCAACTAAAGCTAACAGCACCTAAACCGCAACTCCGCTACGCTCCGCAGCGTTTAGCTGCAAACCGTTAGGTGCAATGCTATCCGACTGACAACTCAAAATAATAATGACCTCCAGTTCGCCACATGACATATCTCATTTGAAAGTGAGTAAGCCACATATTAGATGTGATGGCTGCAATAGTTTCTTCGTTGCCACTCCATCCACCTGTATGTAATTCAAGTTTGTGTATGCCTTTGTATTTTCTGTGCAAAACAAATCCCCAATCTGACATATACCACCCATCAACAAGAACCTTTTTTACAAAAGTGAGCAAAGGCAAACTTTCATCTGGCTTGTAAGTTTTAATAAATTGCAGCCATTCCTCCGTTGGATAACCTTCATCATCCAAAAGCACGGCAGGTAACACAGTGTTGCCGTCATTGCTGGCTTCTGTGCTATTTTGAAAGTTTTGTTCTGTATTCATCTTTCGTTTTTCAATTAAACATTTGTGCTAATAAACCGCCACTGCAGCAATGCCTTAACGTTAGTAGCAAGCGGGCGGACACTCTTAATCATTTGCTTTACTCGCTTCGTTAATTCTTTGGTTAATCATCTGGTAGATTTCATCTACAAGAGTATACTCTTTTTTGTTGAGTTCTCTGTACTTCCAGATTTGTCTAATATCCTCTCTGATATTATGCAAAGCAATGTAGTACTCCTGTCCATTAATAGCATAGCGGAAGTCATCTCCATCTTCAGGAAGATTAAACTCTAGTATTGCTTTACTCATTTTTTTTTGAAATATAAAACTTGTCAAACAGATATGCTATTATTCTAATAAGAATTTGTAGAATTAAAAATATACCAAACGGTAAACCGAACATAATAACTACTAATTCTTCTATTGTCATTTGTCACCTCCTTCATTTTTTGTAGTTAAAGTACATCTACTACCTGGTAAACTTGTTGTGTTAAGCATCTCAAGGTGATCCACAGAAGCAGTAAGTGTCACAGACTTGTGCTGGTCATCATGTGGAATACTCTTGTTGTCTCTAATCCTTTCAAGATTACCCAGTTGTTTTTTAAAGGCATCAAGTTCCGCACTTAGAATCATCTTTTCGTTTTGCAGGTTCTTGATATGCTCTTCACAATCTCTAATTGCAAATTCTATCTTGTTCATTGTTTAGATTGTTTAAGTGATTGAATAACTCTTTCTTTTGCTTTAGCTGATAAAACAGTACAATTCATAGCTTCCCTAACTTGTTCCTCTGTATATAGAGTTTCTTTGGCTTTGTTGTAACCTGCTTTGAATGCTTTTCTTATTAAAGAAGAATTTGGATATAAATCATCATTTAATGGATAAAATTCCTCAGCCAACTTCTCTACATCTTCCACCATCTTCCCGACATCAGGAACATGGTTGACCATTTCGTTGACCTCACCAATATGGTTTATCATCTTGTTGCTGTCACCAAGTTGATCAATGACTTCATCCCATGCATCATAATTATTAACCGCATATACCTCGCTGGTGTCAACAGGATGATGAATTAGTTTGGCATAGGTTAATCCATTTACGCCTACTTCACCATTTTCCCATTCTGTAACCATATCAAAATTTATTTCTTTACCATCCCAATCAACTGAGTAATCACCATAGTCAATGCAGGTTTTCACATCAGCGGGATGCAATGGAAATGTTCCCCACCAAGACTTGTAACCTATTGGTGTTTTTTCTGCTACTTTATGTTCCACCACCCACCCTTGGTCTGTTTTCACTAATGTTCCTTTCATAGTTTTACCTCCTCATAAGTTGCTTCAAATATTTCCTTGTCAACTAACCACCTTTCCCCCTTGATCCCGACACACAAGTAGTGCTTGCCAAACTCGCCAATGTGATAAGGGTTTTCTAGTGTTTTGATGTATGGCAGGTCACCACCAAACTCTTCGGTGTGAAGGATAAACCCATCCTCGTCCCCCTGTTCAAATAACTTAGCTTGTACTGTTGCTGTTTTTCTATACGTTTTCATAGCTTTTGTATTTCTTGTTCTACTTGTTCTAAATACTCCAACATATCATACCCCGTCATGTGGTCTGGGTGTTCACCTTCAAAGGTAAATTTGCGTTCTCCAATGGCATCAAAGGCAAAATATTCAGGTTTGTGGAGTCCATCAAAGATGCCTTTCATGTGCTTTACTGCTATCAAAGCACATTGCTTGGCTTGATATAAACTCATTTCTGTGCAATCACAATATCTTTTATTTGGAAAATGCTCAATACCACAATGCTCTGTATTGTACATCTTATCTACTAATTCTTCTGCATATTGTTTTGGATTCATTTGTCACCTCCGTATGTTTCGTTGTAAAAATCTTCAATTGTCATTTCACCAACTTCATATATCTGCCTAAGATAGTTGTTAGTAAATTGAATCATCTGCTCCTTGTCCATTTCTTTGGCTTCTGCTAAACACTTTCTAAAATGCTCTCTTTCTTTTGGGTCAGAGAACTCAAGGAATGGTAATAAATGTGCAAATAACCACTCTACTGCTGTTTGTTTCATAATTATTTGTATTTTCTTATTAGTTCAAACGTCTTTTTTATATCCGTCCAATTGAGATGTATCTCCTCGCCACGCCTAACAGGATACCACGCTATGGTGTATCCGTGGTTAGCGTTGTAGAAGTCTTCCCTCTTTATAACATTGCCGTTAACCTTGTTAAGATATATCCAAGGTATGTTTCCTACAAGCTCAATGTTGACTCCTATCTTCTGAAGTCTCCTTACGAAAACACTCAGTTCATTTTCATCCTCCTGTTTAAGAAAATTTTTCATTTTTCGGTGCAAGGGTACTGCATATATATATCTATCCGTTAGCGGCAACCTCACAGAAACTCCTCCACCTTGTGAGTGTCTAACCCAGTATAAGTGTGTATTAGTTTCCGTAAAGCCAAACCGCAACTTTCTGCCATTTTCATTCTATCCTCAACTGACATACCATCGTAATCTTGGTTGTCATACATTTTGTCCATCAATGCAGTTTGGAAAATAATAGTAGCGTTCATGAAATCCCTGTTGGAATAATTAGGCTTGTTTTCATTCCCTTTTGCTTCTGCATTTTGCGTTAGCAAGTCGTTTGCTATTGCTTCAAGTGTTGTTTTATAACTTCTCATTGTGTATTAATTTGTGAAAAAGGGCAGCCGCCAACAAGTGCTATGCAATATGGCGGCTGACGTGCTTCGGTTAAACATTTTACTTAATTCAACTGTGGTGCACGGATTGCTGTTTGCTGACTCACCAAATGTCTTCCATTCCGGTTTCGACGAAGTAGCTCCTTCCTGCGTTTTCGTTTTTACCCTGAGCTGGCAGGAATTCGGCGTAAGCGACGATCATCGGATCGTTTTCAAGCTGGGAGTTGTAGGTGATGACTTTTGTTTCTGGGTTATACGAGTCAACAGTTCCGGGAACCAACGTAATGGTGTTGTCCTGGGATGCGTTGAATCCGGCTGTTGCTGAAGCTCCGTAGGCGTTTGTGCCCGGTTGGTTGTACAGGTTCCACCTGAACGCAAACGATGGGCAAATTTTACCGTAAGAAGCAATTTTGTTTGGGGATCCCGTTGCCGGCTCGCCATTAATGTGGAAAATACCCTTGATCTGATTATCGGACACCTTTTCAATGTCCATGGCGATACTTGTAACGTGAGTTTGCGGATCTACGACAACGCTATTGAACGTCATCCTTGTGTTGAACGCGATCTGCTCTTCCGTCATCCCGGTTATGGCCTTAAGCTGCTCAAGGCTCCATCTCACGAACTGGCGCTTGCTCGTCCATGTCCGAATGGTGCCTGATGAAGACCTTGTGATGGTCTTCTGAATTCGAAAAAACACACCTGGTCTTACAGGAGGGCTTGCCGGATCGCTCGGAAGCTTTGTCAGCGGATCCACATTGAGGCCAACGTCAGAAATGACGTCAAACGAATGCCCCGTCTCGTTGCTGTACAGCTCCACTTTTTGCCACGGAAACCAGTGACCGCCCGTGCCGGTCTCCCTCGGCTTGGTGGTGACAATCATGTTCTCGTCAATCGAAACTATGTCGTGACCATATGCATGCAAGTAGTTGGACAAAAGATTCAGCGTGTACGCCCCAAACAGCTCGGATGTGGTGGACACATACGTTTTTACCGATACGCTTTTGGGGGACACGGTAAAGTCGTGTGTCTCTTCGACAATCAGCGCCCGGTTGGTGCGGGTTTGGATTTGACCCTCGTACCTTGCGCATTCGTCGGGGAGCTGAAGAAGCTCTAACGCTTTTTGAATACTCATTTTATTTTGTTTTTATGGATTAACGCTGTTTTTTCGACTCTACGATATCCCACCTGTAGGAATACCAGTCTCTGTTCATGCCAAGCATTTTATCAAGCTTCCAGCAGTCGTTGAGACACTTGCTTTTCGCCTGCTCTGGGTTTTTCGCTCTTGTTTTCGCGTAGTGCACCCTATTGGCGCCGTCCCACACGGTTATTTCGTAATTAATCATTCTTCGCCCTCCCCTGATATCAATACGTCCGTACCGTCAGGAATAGGCGTTCCATTCGCTTCGGCCTCTGCGATCGCTTTTTTGACGTTTCGAATCGCCATTGTTATGGCGTACCAAAACTCCAGCGGCAGCCCCGACAGCTCCGCAAGCGTCTCGTCCATTGTGGCCAAGGCTCTTACATACTCGTCCCCGCCGTTTACCTGGCCAAGAGTGGTGTATAGGTGTTTGAACTTAGTTTCGAGCTTCGAAACCAGATTGTTTGATGACATTTTCAGGTCGTGAGTAAAAATGCCCTTGGAAACGCCCTCATCATGGCAGTGGGTGTATATTTGCTGTGCAGCAAGACCTGTTACGACAACCCGATAGGATCTGATAGCTTGTTCTTTTGTCATTTGTTTTGAAATATGTTGCAATCATACAACATAGTGATGCTTTTTTGCAAATTTATATGCAAAATTTAACAATTTAATTCCTCAGAATCATAATGCTCTCTCTTGTCCGCCTGTCTATCTCTCTTTCCACCAGTGTTTGTGGTTTTCCAACGACAAATTGCGCGCCACCGGATCCTATTACGCAGAGATTTTCAAAGTCGTGATACGGACCTATGAAGTCCACAGAATAAAATACAAAGTCCTCAGTGTGAAATACTTCCGGTGTGCCGTACCCCTGCTCGTATTTATCTATTTCTTCGTCATTAACGACCGGGAGGCGGAGCTTAAGCATTGTGTGGTATTTTGTAAAGCAAATTTAATGAAAAGCATCCGCAAGGGAGCTGTTTTGGTAGAAAAATAAAGCCCGCGCTGGCGGCGGGCTTTAAATTACGCGTTAACAACCTCTGCCTGACCGTTCAGGGCAATTGGCGGAGGAATTACGTTAATCTCAAATCGGTATGCGGTTGCGTTGCTTTTTGAGTTGATCAATCTTACAACGCTTTTGCCTACATTTACGGCTTTCACGGACAGTTCCTGGCCGTTTTCAGTGACATCAAGGCACTTGTCGTTGGTGAGGCTCCACTCCAAATCTGGGGCAAATCCCTCGCTTACAACAACATCAAACGCTTGACCCTGAATGGCGTCTACAGACCCATTAAAGTCTCGTATGATGTTTCCTGAGATTAGAAAGTCAAGTTTCATGGTGCCGGATATTAATTGATGTCGCTTTCAATTGTTACTGCGGCTCCAATGTTGTCGGCCTGTACGCCAACCATCAGTCCGGCAAACTCCTCTGAAAGCTCAATAACGCCATCTCCGCGATCGGCGTCAACCTTTACTTTCACAGAGTACGCACCCTCGTTGCCCGTGTTCAGGGATCGAACCCGGCATGTAAAAAAGCCTTCTGTGTTTTCGTCAACCTCCAGGAACACAATGTCTGACCCGGACGTCAGTTCCCATGTGGCGTTTCCGTCAACTTTTGCCGGAACAGGAGCCCCGGAAATAGGGTCGGTACCCGTGGGTGAAATGGAGAGTACCACTAATTGTCCTTGTGGTAAAATGTTTGGAATTGCAATCATTGTGATAATTTTTTAATTGGGTGAATTTAGATCGCAAAAATAGATAGAACTTAAGTCGGTTGTGTGAATTCGGAAATAATTTATGTCAGACAATTTTACCCCTGTGTATTCTGAAATTCTTCACATGAAATTCAGAGCCGTTTCTTGTGATAAAAGCAAAGCCGTGATTCCACTTGTTGTATGGTGAATAGTCGGGCGAAAGTTCACACAAACAACCAACGCTCCATGTGGTTATCATCTTGTCATTAACGTCACGTTCGGTATGCTCCGATGTCTGATGGCTGTGTCCGCAAATGGCGTTGGCCTTTGCCCTCATATAAAGTCCTCGCGCCACGTTTACGGGACTGAATACCGTACTTCCGAACTCATGGCCGTGAAAGACTGACAGCTTCCCTATGTTGGCCTTTGTTCGGCCTCCAATGTATTCGATGTTGAACTCTGACAGCTTGAGTAATGCAGCCAAAGTGAACGCCTCGATGTCGAGCAGTTCAGGTGCTTTGATCCGCATAAACCGCCAGTATCTTTCTTCGTGATTTCCCTCTTTGAAATAGATTTTGGCCTTCGGAAATTCACGCCTGAGTATCTCGAAGAACTTGTGAGCCTGTTTCAACTCATGGCTGAATCTGCGTTTCTTCGGGTCTTTCTCAAATGATGATAACTGATAACAGTCTATCACATCACCGTTCAGATAGATGCAGTCTGCATCGTGTTCTTTCCCGTATTTCAGTGCCACTGTAATGCTTTCCTCGTCGTGATAAGGGAAGTGGACGTCGGATAAAAAAAGTATTCGAGTACCATCGACCTCAACGCTTTTACGAGGTTTTGAACTTGATTTAGGTATGTCGTCGAATGGGTTTGGCGATCGTGGTGGAACGTACCGATCTTTATACTTAACCTTTGAATCCTTGGTGCCACCCTTACCTTCTATTCGCCTCAGTGCGCCCCTGCAACTCTCGACGCTAACATATAACGCCGGATGTTCTTTGCAGATTTTCTTTGCGAGCGTCAGGTTTGGCGTGTTGGGAAACCTGTTTCGGTATTCAATCAGGACGTCGGTTCTTGTCATTGCCATAGTTTTATTTGGTTTGAATAAGTATTTGCCCTTGCCTCGTTCCAAAGCAGGTATAAATCGTTTACATGAACATTCACAATTAACGGGGCTTCCGCATCCTCTCCCGACACCCAAACACAACTCATGTTGCGGTACTCAATACTTTCCGCAATTCTGTAAATGTGATCTGCCCTGACGTAATGAATTAAGAACTCAGGCTTATCTTTTCCATGAGCCAAAACTTCTAAACATAAATCTTCTGAAAGTAGCTCAATCTCGTTTTTGGGTCTTCTCGGTGATGCCATTGATTAATTTTTTATTTAAGATATTGATTACATACAAATAGATTCGCAAAAATAACGACTTGTTGCAATTGGTAGAATTTACAGCGAAATGAATTAATTCTAAAAAAATATACCCAGTTGGGTACAAAGCAGGGCATTAACCCGTTTTTAACACCTAATAGGGTATGACTTAGTCAATCCCGACCTCGGAAACAAGGGAGCAAACAAATTCATAAGCCCCCAACAACTCCTTATTGCGCCTCGGACAGTCCTTAACCCGCCTCCTTAAATTCTCCCTAATAGCAAGCAACGCCGAATGATACATCGAACCACCACTCGCCCACTTAAACAAGTCCTGATCCTCAGGCAAATCAAATTCTAAAATTGCTTTCATTTGAATTAATTTATCCGTTTACAAACTATCTATCCCGTCCTCCGGCCAGTAAATTCTCTTTCTTCTTCAATCCGGCATCAGTGCTCGCGTTTTTTATTTTCTCAATCCTGTCCAATGAACCGCATAGCCACAGGTACATGTCGTTCCCGGTAAGCTCGTACAGCACTTCGTTTATCTTTCGCATAAGAACCCTCTCATGCCATTTTATAAGCATGCTTGGCTTGTGAGACGGATCTGACTGGATTGTGAGAAGGTGTCTTCTTAGCTCTCGATAAAAAACAACGTCTGGCTTTCCAGTTTTGTTTGCCGGAATTTCTGGATGCTTTTTTTCTAACCGGCTCATTGTCCAAGGTATTTGGAAATTGCCACCATTTCCGATGTTGGGAACGTTGATATCAGCCCCCTGATCATTTTTCTTCTTGCGGGGACGCAGAGATAATCGTTTTGAACAGCCCGCTTTGCGTAAATAACGGTCGAGTGATCCCTGCCAACAATTGTCCCAATAGACTTCAAACTATCTCCGTAGCACACTTTTGAAAACGCCATAAAAACCTGCCTCGGGAACACCACTTCCTCGTTTTTCTTTTTGCTTTTTATTTGGTCTTGCGAGACGCCAAAATGAGAGCAAATTCGATCAAGCATCCATTCCTTTGTTCCGCCGTTTTCAAGATCGTGTATTTGATCGTACGCTAATTTAAATTCCTCAACGCACTCTTCTTTTACCATTGACAAAAGGTCTTCGTATTTGTATCGCTTCATTTTTATTATTGATTTGTTAAAAAAAAAGGAATGGGGCGGTTTTTCCGCCCCAAAATGATCAGAACGGGAGGTCATCCTCGTGTTGAGAATCCGTCGCAGGCTCTGCTTGTTTTTCTGTTTTTCCAATGACTGTCGCTTCCATCTTGGGAATGAAAACTTTCGAAAGATAGTCTTCAAAAAATTGCTGGCGATCAGTGTCGTCCCAAACAATTTCACCCTTCACCTTTACCTGAACCATTTGCGGCATTCCCTTTGGATCGTCTTTTGTCCAATACCAATCAACGTTGTTTTCTCCTTGACGGATGTACAGCATTGTTTTTTTCTGCCCATCAATCTCTTTCATCCACGGAGCAAGAGTAATGCTTTTTGACAGATCAATGTTTGGCATGCAGAGAAAGAATCCGGAAGAGTACCGGGAAGACCACGGCATCTGAACTTGAAACTTTTCTCCAATATCTTCAAGGACAATGCACAGTTGCGGGCCGTATCCCTTATCTGAGCTTCTCTTGAACACGTCTACAATTCTGCCCGTAACCGAAGGGTACCTTTTTTCGTACCAGATTCTCGATCCGTCTTTTGACCGGCACTCAACGGCGCCTTCTGTTCCTTTTTCAACTCGTTTTGCAATACGTCCTTCAGATATGCTGAGGTACGTTTTGTCTGAACCACTGTTTGTGTCTAATCCCATTTTTTTTATGATTAATTATTAATTGTGAAATGCAAACATATAACACGCAAGGCTTGTGACCAAATATTTTTTGTTAATTTTTATTCCCACGACTCTTTGTGCCCGTTTGGGTGGGTCTCCTCTTCCCATTCTTTGATGTCTTTAGAGTCTGTCCAGCTTCTGTTTGGCCTTATTGCCGACGGCTTTGGCTGCTCTATTGGGTACTGAACATTTTTTCCATCAATTGCTTGCTGCAGGTAGTCTACGCCGTTAAATGTAAATCTCCTGATTCTTCTGTTAAGCTGAAAAATGCAAAATCCTTTTTGACCCACTATTTTTTGCTTCTTGATTTTTTTGCTGTGGAATTCGCACGTCGGATCATCCGGAGCCGTTTGGGCAAATGGCCTGTGATAAATCAGTATGTTGTCAACCTTGTTGTTCCACATCGCTCCGTCAGCCAAATCAAAAACGTCAGGGCACGGATAGTTTCCGTCATCGCCCTTCCTCATCTTGTGAGGGTGAATAACAATGTCAAAGCAAACGTTGTTTTTTCTTGCGAAACGCGTGCAGTCCGACAAAAACGTTTCAAGGTACTTATCCGTTCTTCCCGAGCTCTTAGCATAATCGTTGGCCATTTGGTTGAACGGATCTATGACGACCCTGTCTACGTTGAATTTTATTATCAAGCTGAGGAATATCTCCTTGACATAATCAGGGGTAGGGGCTACGTCTTTTGGGTAAACCATAAAAATGTGCTCGCCGATCATTTTGTACACCTTCATGTACGATTCGTATGGCGGTCTCCCTGGGTTGTTAGGAGTGCAGTCGCACCCAAAATATATCTCTACAAGATCGTGGTAAAACTGCTCCGCAGGAAGTTCTTCCGGCGTGAATATGGCCACCTTTTCGCCAAAAACAACCATTCTGAAGATCATTTCCCACTTCATAAATGCCGATTTCCCGTAGTTTCCTATTCCTGATATCGCGGTAAGCTCCCCTTTTGCTCTTTTGAAATGTTTGTCAATCTCCGGGACACCAAGCGGTTGGGCTGTCTTGTACCCATTAAGGTATATGCTTGCCGCCCGATCAGAAACCTCTTCCGCATAAATAACATCTTCTTTCGACATTTCTGCGGCGTCTTCTTCCGTAATGATTATGTCGATCTCTCTCTTGGTTGTTCTTGTCACAAGTTTCTCGTTGGTAAACTCAGCGGTGTTCCATTGTGACTTATTCGCCCTGTAGGCGCTTCTTACGGCGTTTCTGCATTCTTTTTGACTAAAGCTTGCGTCTGGCACAACATATGTCATCATCATGTTGTAACACGTTTCCTCAAGCATTCCAAACCTACAGCAACTCGCGGCGAGTTTGAACACAAAATGATTTCTCTCGCCTTCCCGAAAAGCATCTCCTCTTGATGCCATCCATGTTAAAAGGTTGTTGAATATTTTGTCATCGTCGGTAACTGTAATTTGCTCCGTGTGTTGCCTCCTGTTTTCTACACGATCGGAGACCGGCAGCTTATCGAACGCCAGAGCCTGATGATTCATCAAAATATTCGGGTCAAACGACTCAAAACATAGTCTTGAAACGTTTCTGCCGGTCTTATCGGCATCTGGAAACTCCTGCATAAGCGCGTCAAAGTGCTCGGCATGCTTTGACTCCCATTCTATTTCAACCAAGGCTTTTACTCCGTTTCCAGAAGGAGAAATCCACGCGGCTAAAACATACTTGGAAAGCGCCAACTCTTTCTTTTTTTGTTCAGCATCTGGCACCTTGTCAAAATCAAGCACAACATACCCGGAATGCTCCATCAGGCTTCCGTCTGCCCTTTTTGAAAACCTACCGCTAAAACACACTCCAGGTAGCGTTTTTTTGATTTCGTCAGCTTCTTCTTTTGTCTTGGCCGATCTGATCTTTTCGACAGTTTCACGAGACTTACCGTCTTTAATCCTGTCAAGAGCCTTGGAAATAGTGATCACGTCACCGGTAATGTCTCTTGAGTTTCTGTATATGGAAACCTTACCATTTATTGTTTTCGTCATAAGTAGGGGCTTGTTTTTTCATGTTGACTATATCTGTTTCGGTGGAAAATTCTTGTTCCCAGCATCTTTGGTTTAACCATGTCTGTAGGTTTTTCCATTGTGGGAAAAATTCTTTTTTAGACCTTGCGGCCTCTCGCGCTGCCAACTCCTTATCAAGAGCCGGCATGAGTAGCGGGAGCGCTTCTTTCCAGTCCTTGTGCTTTTTGAACGTTCTGAACTCTGTCATAGACCCCTTCTTGGTTCCGCCATACTTTTTACGGAAATCCTCAAAGGATGCCGGCACCTGATTTTTGACTTCCTCGCACAGCAGCGGTTTGGGGGCTGAATTTGAAAACTTCAAGCGATCAAACACATCTCTTTTGTATGTATTTTTATTTCTTTGTAAAGTTGTTTCTTTGTATATACCCGGTTCTACCGATTGTCGGTTTTCACCGATAACGGGAAAACCTGATATCGGTGAAAGCTCATCTTGGTTGAGCTCGTGCTGTGGGGAATCATAGATGACGTGATCCCAGCCAATTAGTTTACCGGTAGATTTGTCCGACGTCCTTTTGCTGAAGATGTACCCCTTGTCTTGAAGGGACTTAAAAACCCTGTCTATTGCATGCTTCCCATCAGGAAGGCGCTCATAAAGATTTTTTTTGTAAATCACCCAGTCGTCAGGAAGAGACAAAAGGAACGACAACATCCCCTTCTCTTCAAGCGTTAGGCCAACGGACTGAGTCAGTTCGTTTGGCAAGACGGAGAACCCGTGTTTGCGCTTGGCTTTAATTATTTGTCCTGTATTCATAGAAGAAAAAAAACAAGCCCCGTGTGGAGTACCGGGGCTTGGGTTGGTCAAACTTGCGTTCAACTTGCCAAACCCTCATTTTGACTCCACTCAAAATGACGGCCTGGCTGTAAGACTTTGCAAACATAGCAAAACAAAATCATCTTGTCAACATTTAATCGAAAATATTTTATCAACTATTGACACGTCGTTAATTGTATGTATATTTGCAAATAAAAAACGCAATGCTTACACCGCCGGACGGAACTGTTTTTGTAGAGTCAGTAAACAACAAGGGCAAACACATTGAGGCCGTTATTGAGTCAATTGGGGCTGACGTTGATTATGAAGTAGGAACAAAGGTTGGCATTATTGGGCACATCGAAAAGCTTGAGATACAAGGGGAAACTAAGTTCTCAGTAAACGAAAAATACATAGCATTTATAATTGAACAATGAGACATGTTAGCAACGCCCTTCGAATAATGAAGGAAAAAACAGGAACGGATTATTCACAATTTATCCGTATTCAAAACGAAGAAGACACGACCGGCGTTCCGCCGGTGGTAAGCTTTCAGGTACAGAGCGATCCAATATCGATTATTGGAATCAATGGTATTCAGGCTGTCGACATAATCCGATACGCCGCGTGTCTTATCGAAAGTCTGAATACCGCATTTCCTTGTGATGAAAATTCGTCAACCATTTTTATGCTTGAAGAGGCTATTCACTGGCAAAACAAAAGAACTCAAAACAGGACAGAAAGGGGCGTTGAAGGAAAAAACGAAGCTTAATGAATACTGCTTGCATAATAATAATTTTTTGCGCTTTAGCGCTTATTCTGTCAATGTTTTGGCAGGAACTCAAGATGTTTACCTTGAGTGCTTTTGATTTTAGATCGAAAAACCAGTACAGGATATGTAGGTTTAAAAATGTTTTTACGGTGCAATACAGGTCTCGCCAGCACGGGTTGTGGGAGGTTTATTACTCGCATTTGTTCAATACATGGATGTTTGACACGCAGGAAGACGCCGAAATAGCACTCCGAGAATGCATGGATTATTTTAAAGCCAAGCAAGCACACGATAACAGAAAGAATTAAAAGATGAGCAATAAAAAGGTTTGGTCAAGAGCAAAGCAATTACTTCAGACAATGATTGACGACAGGATTGAGATATACGAGGTGACTCGCATACTCAACCCAATGTCTAACGAGTCAAGAAAGAAGCTGTCTTTGTGCAGGACGGACATAACAGACGAAGATCTCGATCAAATTGAAGAAACGATAAAAAGGTATAAGGAGACCCTTATCGACATGTCTTCTACGGTTGTCACGCAAAGAGTGAAGAGGTCTGAGTTTTTCAAAAAACTTGAACAACATTATGATAAGAACAAAAACAAAAAGTCAGTACGAAAAAGGAATTAGCGTCTACGATTACTACATCCGCAGAGAGGTAGTTGAAAAAAGCAAGCTTGATTCTCTCGTGACGAATCCTGAAGTCGTGGCTATTTTTGACGGATCTTACGCATCCATAAGAAGGGCTATCGTAAAGATGAGGGACAAGAAAAGTGTCGGGAAAAAATTCTTTGAAAAGCAAATGGCTTTTCTTGAGGTGTATGAAAAAAACTTTGTAAAATGAATTTTACAGGAATTGACATAGACAAGCTTAAGTTGCTCAATGGCTGCTGCCTTGTTCAGCTTCACTCTTATACAGAGGATGAGATTTCATTTAATGGCGGAACACTGAAGCTTGTTCACAAGGTAAAAACATACGCCTCAGAGGCCGACCCAAGGGATATCGTAAGCGCCGTGAAGGGGATGAAAAAGTTTCGGTATAAGGACAAGGAGGCAATGAAGGAATATCAGTCGATGGCGGCTGAGTTGAATAAAAAGGTTGACGAAAACAAGGAGAGCCAGCAGGACAAGCAGGCCGTAAGAAGAGGAGTAATCGTGAAACTCCCGCATGCATGCCTTGGTGATTCCGGGTGGGACTATGAATGCGAGTTTGATGGAAACGTGGGGGACGAAGTATGGTTTGACGCCACCTACACCAGGGAAATGATAACCGAAGGAGAGGGAGGGTTCGAAATTGACGGAAAAATATTCCTGATGATTCCCGTTAAGTCAATTTATGCGGTTAAAAAAGATGACGAAATATTGGGGCTGAACGGTTTTGTGATAGGGAAAAGGCTGCCGAACGACAGGAAGCAGGGGTCGCTATATCTGCCTGACACGAAAACAGCAAGGGTCGAGGTTGTTGTGCCAAACGCAAGAACGCCGATATACAAAGAAAACTCTCCGTGGACAAACACCGTTGTGAAAAAGGGAGACATTGTTTTGATGAGAGACATCTTTGCTATACCTCTTGACGCAACACTTGCAAAAAGCACTGACTTGGTCAGATTTCAAACAAGGGTAATAAGAGCTTACGAGCATGATCAAGCTTGATTTCAGTAAAATAGCGTATAACATTGAGGCTATCCCGGAGGGTCAGGCGGTTATATACGGCTTTTCCGACCTCGCAAGCCAGTCCCATGTGTTTGATCGCAGTGACGATCTACCGCATGGGGTTGACGCAGACAAGGTGTTGAGGTACCTGATATACATGTTTGCTCCCGGTACGCCGGTGAGGGACGCATACCCGGACATTAATCAGCGGAAGAGGTATACCCTTAACAAGTTAAATATTGTTATCGATGAAAACGATACAGACGAAGGGTACGCTCAGCTTTGCTTGATGAATGCCACGTGGGCGGTAGAAAGGTACATAGCCTTCACGAGACTTCAGTGTTCCGAGGACTACTCGATCATGAGCACTGCCGATATTCGAATAGCAGCTCTTCAGAGAGCGCTATTGACACAACCGGTTGACAAGTCTGGGGATGACAAAAATTTCCAAGAAGGTCTTGAAAGATGGAGGCAAACGCTTGTTGATGCGCGGGGTCGCATAATGAATGACGAGACGAGCATAACTCTTCAGAAGGCGATCACGTTTTCTGTTAGGGCTGAAAACCTCGGGATACAACCCGAGTATTATGCCAGGGTGTGGAGGGAGAAGAAAGAAATATTTCCAGACGTTATACCATAGATGGAGCACGAATACCAACAGGAGGACGAGTACGTTATTTTTCATGAAAATGACCCGGATCTTGATACAATCAAGATTAAACTACCAAGGCTTGAGGAGTGGTATAGTGACGTTTTGAAAAGACCGGTCTCAAGGGAAGAGGCGCTAACATTTGTTGATGGGTACGGGCTGCCTCCTGAAAAACAAAAGTTTACCCACCAAGAGATGCCCGAAAAACTCAAGCTCATCTATGAGGTTGTTTTTAATAAAAAGCACGCCACCAACAGAACCAGGTACAAGGAGGCCACAGACGTGAGGCTTGAGGATCTCTACGAAGAGATAGAGACAAATCAAAAATACTACGCTTCTGAAATCGTATGGATTAAGACGCAGATAAAAAGAAGGTATATTGGATACTGGTGTTTTATCAAGGGGAAGCCAACGTATCTTAATGGCGCCAATTATTTTTTTCTAAACTTTTGGCCGGTAAAAAACTTTGGGAAAAACAACAACAGGGCTGATTACAGGGATTATCAACGGCAGATATTTCACTTTTTGATGTACTGCTACACTACCCATGAAGCGTTTTACAAACACAGGATCACATACAGGGAAAACGGCGCTGTAAAGGTTCGGTATTCAAACCGAGATGTAAGGGACGTAGTGGAGGAGATGAAGGAAATGGATGTTGAATATTATGTGGAGCCCAACATTGCAATATCCATTGACATGGGCAGGAGGACTGTGCACGGCGCGAACTTTGTGTCCGGAAGACGAATAGCGAAGACGGCTATTTCTTGCTGCTTCTGCACATGGGGGACGCTCAATATGCCTGATCAGACATTCATCATCCAGGCAATGAATGAAGATCAGGCCATAAACAAAATATTTGTTAAACAAATCCAAACGCCGGTTAGCAAGCTGCCGTTTTTCTTCAGGCCGCACTATCGCGGGAAGCTTGAGGCAAAGCAGGGGTTAAGATTTCAGTACGAGGGGTCTGTGGCCGCCGCAGCAAGAGCCGGGATGATTCCCGAGCAGATGGAGTGTTTTATAACGCCGTTGACATCAAATGAAAAAGCGGCGGACGGCGAGGCTGAAATTGCTTTTGTCTACCGGGATGAACCGGCAAAAAAGACAGATGCAAAGGCCGCTGACCAAAACATACCGACGTGGTGGTACAACACCATGAAGCCGGCCATAGAGCGAGGAAGAAATATTCGTGGTTTTTGCGTCATGCCCTCGACTGTTGGCGACATGGAGAGTGGCGGTGGATCTCAGTTTTTCGAAATAGCAAATGAGTCTCATTTTTCGGACAGGAACGAAAACGGCACGACAGCGTCTGGCCTTATCAATTTTTTCCTGCCCGGATATTATGCTCTTGAGGGCTATATTGACGAGTACGGAGCAAGCGTTGTCGAGGATCCGCCGGAACCGGTAATGTCCAATGATGGCAAGTGGATAAAAGAGGGTGCAAAAACGCATCTTTTAAATCAGGCTGAGTATTTTGAAAAAAAGAAACAGTGGGGTAACCTGATTAAATTGCAGCAAAACTTTCCGATGTCGTGGAAGCAGGCTTTTGCTGTCATACCCAAAGACATGGGCATGCCGATTGAAAAAATGAGAGACAGGATATCTGAACTCAAATTTTCAAAGACTCCTCTTTCGACAAAAATCAACTTAAAGTGGGTAGGAAACAAGTTTGGTGGGGATGTGTTTATTGAAAATGATCCAAAGGGAAAATGGACAATGACATTCCTTCCTCCAATTGAGCAAAGAAACCTTCGGGTCGTTGTTTCTGCAGAAGAGGGTTATGTGCCACCAAAGGAGAAGGGTCTTATTTACGCCCCCGACCCGTCAGTTATGAATAAGTTTTTCCTGGCGTGTGACCCTGTGAAATTCCATAGAAGAAACACGGTTGGGAAAAAAAAGTCCAATGCCGCCGCCGCAATATTTTATAAGCGGGATTCCCAGGTAGACCCAGACACGAAGCCTCGCAACGAATGGGTGTCAAACGATTGGGTGATGATATATAATCACCCGGTTGACGACAAGGAGGAGTACCACGAGGAATGGCTGAAGGCGGCCATATTGTTTGGCGCCTACGTTTACCCAGAATGGCCTGACGGAGAGTCTATCGTTGAGTATTTTAGAGAAAATGGATTTGACGGATACCTATTGAAGGATGTCGGCGCCGACGGCAAGCAAGATTCAAGACCCGGGGTTTGGGCTGGCGTTGCTGAGCAAAATGAAATGGCCGGTGATATAATGACGTTTTTCTACAACAATGCAAGGTATGTAAAGATATGGGAAATACTTGACGAATGGACTCAAATGAGAGGCATTGACGATCTTACCAATCATGACTTGTGCGCTGCGACTGGCTGGTGCATGAGGGCGATAAAAAGCAGGATGCCTGATATTTACAAAGATGTTTATCGTCCAATTGAGGTTACGGGTGGATTTGACACATACAGTATAGACTGATTATTTTGAACATTTTATGAAAAAATGTTATAAATTTGCCGTTATCAAAATAACTTCGCACAAAGTATGCTTTTACCACAATTAGCTGGAGGGATCTTATTCCCTGATGACAATATCCCCGAAAAGGATAAGCTTGATCCGAGTTTCGGTTTGAAGTGCGGAAGGGCGCTTTATTCAAGATTTTGCGCTGGAGGGACATATTTTTCGATGCCCCAACTACCAGAGATGCAGGACACACGAAACTACGGAGCCGGGATGCAGTCTACCGAAAGATATAAAAGTCGTTTTTTCAACGGGTCTCCAGTCGGCAGCAAGGGAAGCAAGCAAGCTCCGTCCGGCGCTCCTATCGGCGATATGACAAAGGCTCAAAGAAAAGCACTTGTTAACATTAGTTATGATATTTTTTCTCCGATGAGAAAAATGACCAATGTTCTTTTGTCTGTACTTGCCGACAATGACTACAAGGTAGACTGTCTGTCGCTTGACAGAAGTGTGATAGAAACAAAAAGGCGATCCAAGGCCACGATACTTGCAAGAAGCAAGGTGGTGAATCCCTTTCTTGAATCTATCGGATTAAAAAAGCTGCATGTTCCGTTTGTTGCAAGAGATCAGTCAACGGTTGATATGGCCGACAGGCTTGGGTTTTTTAAGGCCAGATATGAAGTCGCCCTTGAGAAGCTTGCCGAGTCTGGTTTCCGCGCTGGGAAATACAAAGATCAGCGAATGGCTTACAATCGCGATGCGATTGATTACCACATTCGCATAGGAAAGATTTACAACGACGAAAAAACGGGACAGGTAAAGCCGCAGTATATTGATCCCGCAAGAACCGTTATGTTGTGGAACGAAGACAACGAGAGCGACCCCGTGGCGATAGGCCACATTGAGGTTGAGATGATACAATCGATTTACCCCAAGCTAAAGGAAGCTGGTTTTTCTGATAAAGAAATCCAGTCTATGGCAAAATCGTATGTTCCGTATCAAACAGACGTCTCATCAATCCCTGCGTGGGCATTTGAAAGAAAAGACCCGACAACAAACAAGTGGGTATGGATGGACTTTAAGGTGTATGTTTTAAAGTTTGAGTATTTGTCAACTGATTATTCTCAGTACGTTGAGAGAACGAACAAAAAAGGAGTTAAAACGTTCTTGAAAAACAACGTTCCTGTCGAGGATAAAAAGAAGAATCCAAACGAAAATTACCACGAGGTGTCTTGCAATTACTGGTATGAGGGAAGTTACATAATATCTGGCACCGGACAGGATCGGATATACGGGTGGAGAAAAAAACCCAACCAAATGCAGGGCGGCCTCACGCCAAAATGCTCGTATGTGGTTGACAGGATTTACGGGCAAAGCCCAACGAGAAGCGTAAAGGGTCTTCTTGATGACCTGATGATCGCCGTCCTTAAGCTCAGGGCTGCCGTTTTTGTTGCTGCCCCGAAAGGATACAGAATAGACATTGGCGAGGCCGCAAACATCAAGATCGGGGGCGTGGAATACGACTTGTTCGACCTGGTGCACGTTCACCGGCAAAACGGCATTCTTGTCGCCGCAACCAAATTCAATGCGGCAACAGGCAAGTACGTTTCCCAACCGTTGGTAGAGATGGACAATGGTCTTGGTCCTCAGGGTCAAGAGTGGCTTGCTCAGATAGCCAATATTCAATTAATGATTAAGGATATTCTCGGCATTCCGGATGCTATGGCTGCGAGCCCCGATCAAAGCGCAGAAAGGCTCGTCGGAGTCATGGAGGCCGACTACAACGCTGGCAACCATGCCAACTGGCCGTTAAAAGAGTCCGAAAGAAGGTTTAAGGAAAAGATGGCGGAAAGAATGATTCATCAAGCCAGGATAGATATTCAGTTTGATCCGGATATTGAAGAGTTTTACAGAGCAATCATTGGAGACAACTTGGTAAACGCCCTCCATGAAATAGAGGATCTGTCTCTTGACGATTTGGCAATAACCTGTAGATCTTTGCCAAACGAAAAGGAAAAAGATGCTATTCTGCAAAGGGCAATTCAGATGTCTCAAATACCGACAAAGGACGGCTCCGTTTTGCTTTCCCCTTCAAGCGTTGAGCGGGTTGCTCAAATGCTTAAAAACGGAGATGTGGACGAGGCCCTGTGGTTCATGGCGAAGTCTGAGATGGAGGCAAGGGATCGCGAGGAAACGCACGCTAAAGAAATGCTTCAGCAAACCATTCAGGGTCAGCAACAAACGGCGATCATGACGGAGCAGGAGAAGCTCAAGTCGGCAATGAAGCTTGCGGAAGTGGAGGTTAAGAAGTATGCGGCTATGGCAAACGTGGATCTTCAAAAAGAAAAAGAGCTATCAAGCCTCAAGGCCGACCAGGATTATGACATCCAATTGCTAAAGGGTGAGCAAGTTCTTGAACAAATAAACCTTGAGGCTACCCTTGAGTCTCAGTACGGAAACGAAATAACAGGAAGAGTATAACATGGAAGACAACACAAACGCTGGTCAGCAGAATGATCCAGCAAACACAGCGGCACAATCGGCGCAACCCCAGGAATGGTACAGTGCTTTTGGATTTGAAAGCGAAGACGCGTTCAAGCAAGAGTTCGAGCAGCTAAAAGGCTACAAGACGCTCGCCTCAGAGTTGGACGAAAGAGCAAAAGATGTTGAGGAGGGATTCGCTATCCTTCAGGCGGCCGAAGACCCGTACGCGGGGAATGAAGAGGCAAGGATGCTCGTAGAATTTTCTAAAAAAGGCATCCCATCATCTGTGGCAAACAAGCTGATGAAGATGGACGTTGACTTGGTAATGAGCGACCCGCTTTCTGCCATCGTCGCTGCCGAGGCTATTAAAAATGCCGAGAAATTCAAAAAGCTCGGAGAAGAGGTCATCGAAGAGGCTGTGCGGGAAAAGTATGGCATCGGCCCGGGCGATTATGATCCGACGGCACTAATGAAGTCTGATGCTCTTGATGCTGCCGAGCTGATTGTAAAATTGAAAAAAGATGTTGCAGAAAGCAAAAATCCGTTTATATTTGCAAAAGAATTGAAAACCCAGAACGAAAAGACGTTCGCGGAAAGGCAGACCTTAGCATTTTCAGAGGCCGAAAACTTCTCAAAACAGCTCAAGGAAGTGCCGTACAAGTTTGGTGAAAATCAAGTGTCGCTGAAAGTTTCGAGCGAAGAGACTGAGTCAATCTTGAAATCGCAATACGCATCGTATCTGGGAAGGGCTTTTGACCCTACGACTCAGGAAGGCAAAAAACAAATCCAGGATTGGGTGTCCAATCAAATCCTCGTTCATAAGGTTCAGACCGGGGAGCTTGGGATTCAAATCCAGGAAGCTATTCAGAGCGGAGCGTTGAAAGCGGCTGTTCAAACCGTCTACAATGGTCAGCCAAAAATGGTTAACAGAGTAGGCAAAGTCATAACGGACGCAAAGAATCTCACGCCGGCACAGAAAGATTTGCTTGCACGAGGAGTTCCTTTGCCGTCTCAACAAATTCAGTCTAACCCCTAAAAAAATTGAAAAATGGGATTTACACCTAATGGAAATATAGCGCCTATTGCAGCCCCCGGCGGGATGACATATGGCGGCATCCAGAATAACTGGGATGCACTCATGGAGGACTTCGACGCGGTAGCGTACCTCCCTTTTGGCGACGAGTATTGGGACGCCATGAACCAAATTATGAACGCGATTGGAAACCGGGAGATTGCAAAGCAGCCAACTGTACGTTGGTTTGAGTTGACTCGCCAGGAGGTTCCGCTCACGATCAACGATACAGCAACTATTACTGATGCGGGCGTAGCTGTAGACGTTGCGGCCTCAGATGTTGTTACAGTTGGCGGCACCAGATATCTTTGGGCTGCGAAAAACGAGATTTACCGACATGCAAAAACAGGTAAGCTTGTTCAGGTTATTGCAAAAGATGCGAGCACCACTCCAGCTACTGTAACGCTCAAGACCCTGAAGGCGTCACCAGGCGGCAACATTAGTGTTGTGCCGAATGACAAGTTCTTCTATATTGGCGTGAGTGTTCCGGAGAACTCTTCTGCTCAGGAAGCGAAGTTCACCTTCGATACCTTGCATTCTGCGAAGATCCAAACAATGCGCCATGATGGCTTGACAAGCTCCGAGGCGCTGTACAATCAGCTTTGGTATAGCCAAATTGAAAACGGCATGCAAACGCCGTATTCGAACTCTCGTGACGTCCTGTATTTGCAGCGCGAGCACCAGGTGTCTATTGTGAACTCGTTCCTTGGAATGGACACGGACAACACCTTGACTGCATCGGAATCGTTCCAAACAACAACCGGTTTGATTCCTTCCATCATCGCCTCTGGTCAGGTTCATGACGCTGCGGGATTTGTCGATCAGACAGACTTTTACACTCTTGAAGCAATGCTGACCTCTCAGGATGCATCGATCAAGAATTACATGGTCTGGACTACCGGCAAAACATCAGCCAACATCGAGCAGGCAATGTTTGAATACAACAAGAACGCAAACATCACTTTGAATAAGGTTCAAATGGAGAAGACGTTCTGGGGCGAGGGTGCTTATGCCGACCTCATGCGCTCGACTTACTCGTTCAACAATCTTGTCTTCAACAACAAGAACTTTGGACTTGTTCGTATGGGTATTTTCGACAACCCTCAGACGTTTGCGACGACTGACTCTAACTGGTTGGACTACGCTGTGTTCCTCCCATTGAGTTCAGGCAACATCGATGATGGTCTCGGAAACATGGGTAAGTATGTTCGCTTGTGCCACAAGCCGGGCGCGTTCATGAACATGTGGCAGACCGGCGGTCGTGCTGCGGCAAACAAGACCGAAAAGTGGGAACTTGGAATTCACATTGTTTCCGAAATCGGATTTAAGTTTGTGAATGCAAACAAGTACGGAATGTTCATCAATGCTTCAGCCCCTGGTCCTGAAGTATAATCAGAATCAAGATAAAAAGGGGGCAATGTCGCCCCCTTTTTTTAAAACCAATATACGTTATGCTTTTCGATATAAGCACCATGCAACCGGTCTCTATCCCGCAGTGGGCTGAAGACCAAATGAAAGAGGATTTTCCCGAGTTTTACAAAGGCAAGTCCGTACAAATTATAATAGGCGAAGACAAAAGGGTTAAAACCCTGAAGGTTCCGTCCAACTCTCACGACAACGAGCCGAGGCCGTACTACGAGGTACGAAGCAATTCAAGGAAAGCGAGAGGTGTACTTATTGACCCGGAAACCGGAGAGCAGTACCACATTCAATACACGTCTGCCGCTCCTCGGCCAGGTGCGAGCGGGATTCAATTCGCCTACCCGCACTGCAACGTGACTGTAAGTGATGGCATGCGCATTCAGCCAGGGCAAAAAGACTTGCTGTTTTACCTGCATTACCTGTGTCCTGTCATTAAGAACAACAGGTGTGCTTTCCGTTCCGCTGACCCCTGGTACGAGTATTACAAGCCAGAGATTGAAGCTGCTGACCGGATCAACCAGGCCAAGGAACGTGTGGATCTCGAAAAACTCGTGTACTTCGACACGCCTTACGAAACAGTTCTTAAGGCAATTGACGGGCTCGCAATGAAGAGAACCGGCAACGAGGAGCGAGACAGGGTTGCGCTGAGAGACGCCATAGCTAAGGGCTCCGACACGTTTAAAAGAAACGCGTTTGGCATCCTCGGGTCTTTCCAAAAGAAGGCAGCCGCACAGGAACCAGAGGCAGAGACTGTCAGCGAGATGCTCAATCGTCTTTTGAATGAAAAAATTATCAAAAATGACGAAGGAAAGTGGTATCTTCGCGACAAAAGAGGGGATGGTGATAAATGGTTAAAGGCGCCGTTTTATGAGACTCAAGGAGACTTGAAAGAGGCGTTTTTCGAACTGTCTGATCACCTTTCCGCGAACAATGAATTGCTTGTTAAACTCAGAAAACAATAAAAGATGTTAAGTACCGTCACTCTTACGCTCGACTTGTCGTATAAAAATCCGCTAACGGGAGCCCCAGAACCTCGAGGAATCGTCAAAGACTCCACAGATTATGCGGGTCTTGGTGTTGATTTGGCAACATTTAAAGCGAAGGGTCTCGGGACAATTTCTTTTAATGGGGATATTATTGAAGACCAAAATACGGTCGGTAGCCCCATGATTGATCTTGAAAACTGGGAGTCTCTTCACCCTGGAGAGACTCCTGTTTTCTATTTCCCGATCGTTGTTGACGCTAACGGGAATCCGGCACATGGCGTTTACGCCTTGCAGTACTCGTTAAGGCTGTTGTCCAATCCTCTCGATGGTGGAGTTTCTATTTTTGCGGAAACACCACCGAACCAAGTCGAGACAGATGGTGACGAGTGGCTTTCCCAATTCCTTGTCTCAGGGAATCAAATGACTCTTGTAACCGGGTCTCCGAACCTCAGCGTAACAGTCTCTTCTGTTTCTGAAGGCGACAACGGGGCGATAATTGTGGTTAACGAAGCCCTTGATCCGGAAGCTCCGCATGACGACATTGCTTTTGACATTACAAATGTTCAGTTACAGGCTTCTTATTTGTTCTCTGGATGTGAACTAACTCCTGCGGACGTCTCTTTTGTATACGATTGCGAATATGGAGACCACGGAACATGGGCGGCGGCAAATACCACAGATTTGGCAACTGGCGAGTCCGTGAAAAGCCTTTCGTGCACAATTACTTATCCCGGTTGGACTTTCAGCACGCCTGGATTTACTCCGTCGATAACAACGACTTCACTCCCTTATCCATCAATTGAGACAGACAACCCTCTTGCTACGGGTACCTATACAGTAGCCCTTTCTGAGGTGATTGAAAAAACCCAACAGGACGGACTGATTATTCAGTACACGTCTTCAGTTAAAAAGGAGTTTCAGGTTTCTTGCTCTGGGTCTTTGTGTGGTCTCGCGCCGTGCATTGAGAATCTCAGGAAGGCTCACGAGGCTGAGTTGAGGGCTAACGGCGTTTCGAAATACCAGGTGTATGTAGACAACATCCTTTTCTATTACATGGAGGCGCAGAACTATAAGATATGCGGCGACCTCGATAAATACAAAGAGGCTGTGTCTCTGATTAAATCATCCCTCGACGCTTCCGGATGCGAATGTGCGTGCTGCGATGACGAGACGTACTATTGGGTTTCAAATAATTCCGGCCAGTCAATAATCGATCAGCTTATCGCCACGATTCAGTACAAGCTTTACGATGGGGTTCCTGGAGCAACTCAGGACGAGACAGCTGGTGTCCTGGTCGGAGCGATCTGGCAAGACTTCAACACGGGTATTGAGTACAGGTGCACCGACAACACCCCGGGCGCGGCAGTGTGGGTGATGTATTACAATCCTGCTGAGCCGTATCTTGTCTACGAAGCTCTTCTGACACAGTCAAGCGCAGATTCTCCAACGGCAATCGTAATGAAGAACACCTACGGTTCAGACCCGATTTTATCGAGAGCTGCTTCAGGGGTGTACACCGTGTCGCTCACTGGTGCTTTCACTTCTGGTGGAACAGCCGTTTTGATAGCGAACAATAGCTTCAACCCTCAGGTAACAATACAGGCGCTCTGGAATGATGTTGACAGCATTGCTGTACTGACGTCAGACGGCGGGGTGAGCAATGACGGCTTGTTGGGTAGAACATACCTTATGATTAAGACATTGGTTTAATGGACACTACACTCGGAAAAATATATGACGAGCTTTTGTTCCGTGCTGGGAAAGATCTCCGGGGCGGGTTTGTCACCCCGAGCGATTTTAACAGGGCGATAGGAATCGTTAATCAGCGATACCTCAACACCCTTGTGAGTAACTTTGAAAAAAACAGAAAGGTTACCAGTGACTTGCAACCGTTCATAAAAACACTCGGCTCCCCGCAGTACGCTCCTTTAAAGTTCACCCCGGTTTTGCCGGGCAACCCTAAGAAAGGAGGGTACGCAGACATACCGGAAGACATTTGGTACGAGGCGGAATCGAGCTATCTTGAGCTTTTAAACGACGGTTGCTCCACGGATTCCAATTATCGGTCGGTCGATTTTGTGAGTCAGCACCAGTTCAATGCCGTGATGCGCAGTTCTGTTTTGAGTCCGGTTGACAATCCGCAAGAAAACGACCCGGTGCTTGTCACAAGAAACGACAAGTATTTCATATACCCGTTTCTTGACCGGATATCATTTACATACATCAGAAGACCGAAGGTTCCGTACTTCGATTATGATTTGGTGAATAGGGTCGCTGTTTACCTTCCGCCTGGAAGCGTGCACACAAACAACTCGGTAGCGCCAGCGGGCAGCCCGAGTCAAAGCGTCGAATTTGAGTACCCGGAAAGCACTGTCGATCACATTACCGACATGATTAAGACTTACATCGGAATAGGAAACGAAAATCAGTGGAACATTCAAACTCAAATGCCAGATAGAGTATGATAACCAAGAGACAGGCCATAGAGTTTATTCAGCACAGGCTTAGCGGCGGAGATACTCCGGAGGACTTGCGCCGTCTTTACCCCAGGTCGATTATTGCCCGGGTAATAAATTACGCCTTGTCGGATGCGGTCACAAGAGACCCGTACCTATTGGAAGACGTTGCCGTTCCGTATGACTTTGCCGTGTCTTCTGATTCAAAGGGTTACTATGTGTCGCTTTCCCCGCAGCCGATTTCTGGATCTCTCGCAATCTACTCCGTAACAGATGAGTCGGATAGCGATAACCGGTATTTTGTTCAGTCAAAGATCGACGCGTCTACAATGGAGGTTTTAAGGGGGAAAAATAAAAACGGCGCAGTATTTTATAAGAACGCGCTCAGGTTTAATAAAAAGCCCGTCGGCACGGTCACGGTCACTATGATTCCGAATGTTTATCAAATGGAAGATGACGACCCTTTGATTATCCCGATGCAAGACGGCTTTGGTGAAATGGCATTTTTCCAGTTGTGTCTACAGGCTCTTTCAACTCAGGGCTATCAAGACGATCTGAATGACAGCTCTGTGGACGCTCAAAATATTCAAAGAGGATGATCATAAAAGATATTCGATATATTGCTACATCCGCGTTGTACAGGCTCGGCAAATCACCCAGCGGCAGAGAGCTTAACTGGATGGTTCAGGTGGCTATTGACTATATGAGCGAAAAAGCGCCGCTTGACGGGTTAGTTAGTCTCAAGACGATTCATACCAAGCTGGATACCGGCGCAAGGGTATTCACGCTCCCGCCCGACTGCATGCGGATTGTGAAAATCGGAATGAAGTCAGGAAAGAGGATATGGACTCTTACTCCAGACACGTCTCTTGTTTTTCCCGATTCGGCCTTTTCTTGTGAAAGCGACTCTACGGATCCGGTTATTACCGACGGGTATTATCCGTCGGGTTATTTTGGGTATTTTTACGGGTATCAAAACTACACCAGAGGCAGCGGAAGAAATGAGAATTATTACCGAATAGACGGCAGAAATATTTTGTTTGACCACAACATGGATGGCGGACAGGTGGTTATTGAATATCTGTCCAATGGGTCAAACATTAGCGACAAGACATTGATCGATATGGCTTATGCCGAGCCTTTCAGGCTTTACTTGATGAGCGAATATTGCTTTCACAAGGGCAACGCCATGGATCGACCAAAATATAAAGAGCTTCAAATGCAATACGAGGCCGCCCAGTGGAGCGCAAATCTCCTTGTGAAGGCTCCGAGGCTTTACGAAACAATAGACGCGCTTGCTCAAAGCTCGGCTCTAAATCTTGGGTAATGGATTTTAATGAGCAAATAATATTTACCGGTGGGATCAACACCGACGATGACACAAGGTCAATACCGCAAGGTGACTACAGGGACTTCAATTATTGTAGGCTCGGGCAGGCGGCGGGGCAGGGCGCTTCCGTTATTACTTCTTGGGGCACTGTCGATATTTCGAACCCAGAAGTAGACCCTCGCGATCAAGTGATAGGAGCCACAATATGGGATAGGGCGCAAGGAGCGTCGAGATCGATCGTTTACTTTGTTTGGGCGTATGACAATGATCATGAAATATGGGTTTTTGACATCAACACAGAAACGCACCAACTTGCTGTCAGATCTCAGCACCTAAATTTTTCGAAAGACTTCCCGATTATTCACGCCAACACGTTTGACGACATATTAAAGTTCACAGACGGAAGATGGAACGACCAAATGTACATTGATGGCAACAGGGTTTTCAATCCTCCGTACCAGATCAATCTCGAAAAGGCAATCAGCGGCTTTTACACGAATATCAGCCTGCAAACAATCGATGCAATTAAGTGGCCACCTATACCTCCATACGTTCAATATATCACTGATATCTCAAGGAACGACAACAAGATTTCAAAGAAGCTTTTTAAGTTCTGCGTTCAGTACATTTATGAGAACAACGAGTTGAGCTCGTGGTCGATGTATAGCAATCTTCCTCTTCCGGATCAGTCGGAATTTGTCACCGGCTCGAACTGGCTCAGAACGAATTATGACAACGGAATATCGATCACGTTTCCAACAGGGCCGAAGGAAGTTATTGGATTTAATATTGCCGTGCAGCAATTCGACGAAAGCACGGGTGGAGCGGAAGGCCCGTTTTCTGTTTTTGCCGAAAAAAACAAAGAAAGAGACAGCATCTCTGATGACGTTAATTACACGCTGAATTTTTATGGCAATGTTTCGTCAAAGGTCGCTGTTGATTTCCAAAAAAATTACGACAGGTTACCTATCGCCGCCAGGTGTCAGGAGTATTTGCCTACCAGCCAAGTCGCTTACATTAACTTCAGGGAAGGCTACAACAAAATAGAAATTGCCGCAGAAGCGGATTACGTCATAAAAGGCGTGAAGTGGTCCGCGTTTTCCGGCCTGATATTCACGGCTGTTTGGGACGGAGTCGGCGGGGGGACGCTAAAGACTGGTGTGGATTTATGGGATGTAAATACAGAGTTCCCGTACAGCGCAGGTATGGTCATAACCATAAATGGCCCAACGACCATACCTACTCTTCTCGGGTATATTGTGACCCAAGAAGACGTTGATGCCGCGTTGGCTCTACCTACCGTTCTTGATCAGAACGAATACATGTTTCAGTTGATAGGGGACTTTTTTATGTCCGCTCTTGGTCAACCGGCCGGGACGATAGCCGTTGTTGGCAGTATTTTGGAATATTACTTCACCGACATCCCGAGCGACATCAACATAACAAAGAGCAAATTTACAAGGCTCAACGACGCGAGGCCGACGTTGAAAACGGGCGCAACGCATGAGTTCGGGATAGTTTATGGAGACAGGGCTTTCAGGGACGGTACTGTTCAAACTTCTGATCAAATGAGCGTTTTTGTGCCGTTCTTTTTTGACATAGACAGAACGTCCCTTGACAATAGTTACGATCCATTCACTGTTTCCCCAAAGATTTCGATAAACCACACCCCGCCGGTTTGGGCTGATCGGTACTGGATTGTCGCAAAGCCAGCCACTGAGATATTGAGTTTTGGGCACTACATGGTTTCTGTTGAAAACATCTACGCCGAGCCCGCTGTCATATTGGATTCTGCAAGTCAAGAGACAAGGTACAAGATAATTTTAGACAACAAGTACACCAATGTTTACAACATAGGCGCAACTATAAATCACGTTCCTCAAAAAGGAGACAAGCTCCGATTCGTAAGGAGACGATCTCCCGAGGTGTGGGATAATTTTAGCAGCGTGCTTGGCGGATATGCTCAGTACGTTGAGGTGGATGTTCTTGACTACTTCCCGGCTGATGGTCCAGGCGGACGCCCGGTTGTCTACACAACCCTTTTCGACATTGGTCTCATTGAGAACTTTGACAATATTGAAAACCCGGGCGGATACATTGTTGAGATATACACCCCGCGCCCGTTTGTTGATGATGACGGGGGCTTGTTTATTTCCGGGTGGAAGGACATAACCCCGTCGATCCCAATTATTGATCCTCACACCCCTGACAGGAGACATGGTGCCCCGTTTGACTACACGGCTCAATGCATTGAGATCGCTCCTGATAGCTACGTTTTCTCAATGACAAGCGACAGAACCGATTTGATTGGGCAATCTTTTAACCTTGTTATTTATTACAACGACGGATCAACCGAGACCGTGAATTCTGAGCAGATAGTCTCGGTTGAATATCGTGTTGACAACAATACGACTTATATCACGTTTTTGGATCAGGACGCATTTGACCAGATATCGTATATTACGATGTC